CCGGCGATTGGCAAAAATGTATATTAATGAGGTAATGAGTGGAAGATATGAACCAGCCCCGGACGCAACAGCGTTTCCAAATGACTCGGAGGACCGTTACGAAGGTATGTTGGTTGTCCGTAGTGAGCTTCGTAGCATGTGTAGCCATCATCACCAACCTGTGGCTGGTGTGGCTTATATTGGTATTATTGCTGCCAGTAAACTTATTGGTTTATCCAAGTATTCCAGAATCGCCCAGTGGTGCGCCAGACGAGGTACTCTCCAGGAGGAACTTTGTAATGACATTGCTAAAGAAATAGGCAAGGCCACAGGCGCAGATGACATCGGTGTATACATGCAGATGACACACGGATGTTGTGAAAATCGAGGTATTATGGCACATTCAAGTTTGACTCAGACCACGGTGCTAAAAGGGTCATTTAAATCAGACCTAGGCACCAAAAAAGAGTTCTTTGATAACATCAAACTACAACAAGAATTTGCGCCCAGATAACTAGGTTGACGCAAAAAGAATTCTATTGTATAATAGAATTATCACAATTTTATTTTGGAGATTCTGTGAAAAAACTTATATTAGCAGTACTTGTCTTGTATTCTGGACTGAGTGCATCTCAAACAAACACCGCATACAATAGTCCGTACGTGGGCACTCCCAGCCTGGTATTCAGTACCAATCCTGCTGTCTGGGCCGCGTTGCCGCAGGCACAAAACAACAGTGACCTGATCATTGGTGCCAATTATGCCTGGAGTCGAGGCTGGACTGGCCGAGGTAGTACTATCCTAATCATGGACACCGGTATTGATCTTGCAAATCCTGCGTTTTCGGCTCCGGGAAAAATCATAGCCTCAAAAGATTTCTCTGGCACAACCATGCAAGACAACAACGGACACGGATCCAATGTGGCTGGGATTGCGGCAGGTGCTTATAACAGTACTGGTGTCATGGGTGTGGCCTTTGATGCCAACTTGGCCATTGCCAAACTTTCAAACACAGGCAGTGTGACTAGTGGTACTGCGCTGACAGCACTAAAGTGGGCCAATACATTACCAGTCAGCGACAACATTGTGGTGGCCAACTTCAGTGCCAACACTGGATATAGCACAGCTTATACTGCAGGAGTTTTTAAATTGTCCACGCCTGGCATGTACGCCAGCAACGACAAAATTTATGGCGGCGCAAACTACTACAATGGTGAAACGCCACAGAGCTGGGCCGCGGCGCTGAATCCCCGAATGGTACTGACCATCAGTGCTGGTAATTCTGGACTGCCTTATGTACAAAACCCAGCCACTTTTGCCAATGCCACTGATGCCAAGGGCAATCTTGTGCTAAATGGACAGATGCTGGTCGTAGGCGACTGGAATGCAGGCCTTCAACGAGTGGAAGGCAACACCGCCGGTACAGTGTGTAAAACGGTAGTGAATGGTGTGTGTCAAGATCTTTACCGAACGTCTGATTTTTATATCTTGGCACCAGGGGCCGCAGTGAATGGACCAGTGCCTACATCGGTCAACAAATCTGGTTATCAAAGTATGTCAGGTACCAGTCAGGCCGCTCCAGCAGTGGCAGGAGCAGTGGCCATTATTAGCCAGCTATGGCCCTACATGACAGCAGCCAACGAAGTGCAGTTGTTGTTAAAAACTGCCAACAAAAATATTCCCAACTATGATGTCAACATAGACGGACAGGGTCTGCTGGATCTCAACCGAGCCACACAACCCCTGGGCAATCTTGCAATCAGTCTCACAGGTCGCACGGGAACAGTGATGCCAGTGAGTGGTGTTTTGGCCGTGAGTAAAGAATCAGCCAACACAGTCATGCGTTTGAGTTCAGTCAGCGTGGTGGACAGTACTAAAAGAGACTTTACTGTGAACTTGAATCCAGCGGTGGCCTCTAATACCATGCTACAAAGTTCTGTGATGTTGGATGCAGATCCAGGCTCAAACTGGAGCGGTCGTTGGACAGGATTGATGGCCGGTCAAAACTTACAAATGCCTATATCTGGTGGTCAAACTGAAAAAGAAAATACTCTTACCATTGACAGTAGATTGCTCGACCCTGATGCTAAACTGTCACATCAATGGACTATGACCAACAGTCAATACAATCCGTTTGTGTATTTTAATGGCATGTTTGGTCAAAGTAAAAATTCAACCACTGTGGAATACAGCCAACTATATAGGCCTGGAGAACGAGAAGGTCGTTACGGATTGCCACAAGGTTTTTGGGCACAAGGTGGGGTTATGACCACGGTGATGAATTATGATACCAGCATGGTCACTCATGTAACGCCAGTGGTGGCAGTGCATGCCATGGCCGGTTATCAGCTGCATGACTGGAACTTTTTTGCAGGAATCAAGCCTGTGGTGGCCTGGGGCCAAATGAGCATCACTGCTCCTAGCAATGTAGACGCTGCTGGAAACATGAGTTATGCATCTGTTCGTAACAATCTAGCAGGTGGAGATGTAATTACCTATGCAGGTGTGAAATATCAACACAACATCGGCAAAGAACAAATTGTGGGATTCAGAAGCATGTTTGGCAGTGATGGCAGCCACGGTGCAAGAGTTTATTATTCAGTGTTCTTTTAATATGAAATACGAAAAATTAGATGATGCACAAGCTGCAGGAGTGGCGCCCTGGGATGACTTTGTTCGGGAAGATTTTCATGTCGTGGTATTCAGAGATCGATACCCAGTGACGACTGGGCACTTGTTGTTTGTTCCTGTGTACAACACAGAAGGATTGATCAAAGACGCATTTGGTGATGCAGTTCAAGAAGGCGAACGCATGATCGCCCAAGGCGAGTGTGATGGTTACAATGTAGGGCTGAACATGGGCACTGCAGCAGGACAAACTGTGATGTATCCACATGTGCATCTTATTCCTAGGCGCCAAGGTGATTGTGCAGATCCTGTGGGTGGAGTTCGTGGTGTTGTTCCTGGACAAGCAAACTATAAATCTGACGTCTATATCAATCCCAATAAATAATGTCTCAGCGGCCTTTCGGCGTTCATCCCGCTATACAAACTCTGCCGCCTATGCTATACTTAACATAGGAGAAAACAGCATGATACCAGTAAGTTACAAATATCAAAGCACCAAAGAATACGTGGATGCGTTTCCGTGCGCTTATAGACAGTGGAGGGCAGACAGTCATTGTAATCTAATACATGGCTATAGTTTTAGTATGAAATTTTATTTTGGTACTAACGATTTAGATGTTAGAAATTGGGCAGCCGATTATGGCGGTCTAAAAGAACTAAAGAAAGTATTAGAAGATCAGTTTGATCATACCTTGCTAGTCGCCGAAGACGATCCTACATTAGAAACATACAAATTATTACAACAAAAGAACATGGCCAAACTGACTATTCTGCCACGTTTGGGGTGTGAAGGTCTGGCAGATATGCTTTACAAATATATCAATGGTGTGTACATTCCAGACATGTGGGGACCTGGCGAAGCAGAGCGACTTTGGTGCTATCGTGTAGAAGTTCGTGAAACACAAGCCAACATGGCTTTTAGGGAAGGCCATAGAGAATGGAACGAGGATTTATTTGCATAAATTTTGGCGACTTTGGGCAAAATCAATTGGCGAGAAAGCAGGCGATACCGATCAAGAAGCAGATTGCGTTGCTTTTATTCGCACTATCATTATATTATCATATATAATCACAAACTGTTTTATAATAGCAGGTGTAATAAAGCACTGGAATCAATAGGAAACACATGAACAATCACGAATACAAAATAGCAATTTTATTGCCCACTCGGGGAAGAGACGATGCACTAGAGCGCAGTGTAAAAAGTTTGTTTGATCTGGCTGATAATCCTGGCCAAATTCAGCTTATGTTGGGATTTGACACTGACGATGATGAAGGTATTGGGGCATTTCAAGATTCCGTTCAACCATGGTTAGATGCACAAGATATCAATTACACTGCAATGACATTTGAACCACTGGGATACACTAGACTCAATGAGTACGTGAATACCTTGGCGTTGAATTCTGATGCTGATTGGTTGGTTTTTTGGAATGACGATGCTTACATGGAAACACAAGGTTGGGACACAGTGATTGCTGGTCACACAGGTGAATTCAAACTGTTGGCGTTTCACACACACAACGATCATCCCTACAGTATATTTCCTATTGTACCCAGAACTTGGTTGGATCACATGGGCTACCTAAGCCCTCATCAGATCTCAGATGCTCGGTTAAGCCAGCAAGCATTTATGTTGGACATATGGGAACGTATTCCAGTGGATGTGGTTCATGACCGTCATGATCTCACTGGCAACAACGGAGATACAACTTTTAAAAATAGAGTCATGTTTGAAGGTAATCCTCATGACACTAGAGATTTTCATCATCCCAGTTGGACCGCTAAACGCATCGACGATTGTGAGAAATTGTCTCAATACATGCAAAGTCAAGGCATAGATACCACATGGTGGCGCAATGTCTCAGCAGGCACACAAGATCCTTGGGACAAGCTGAGATTCAATGATCCTAACAAACAAATGGTACAGTTTAAAATTAAACATGGATTTACACTATGACAGAAACACTCGAAGAAAAAATACAAAGATACTGGAACAATCAACCATGCAATATCAAACACGGTGACAGCGAGCCCGGAAGTTTAGAATTTTTCAAACAGGTTTCAGCACGTAGATATCGTGTAGAACCGCACATTGCAGAATTTGCTGGGTTTCATTTATGGGCTGGCAAACGTGTATTGGAAATCGGGCCTGGCATTGGCTCCGATGCAGCTGAATTTGCTAGAAATGGTGCTGAATACTATGCTATCGACTATTCAGCAGAAAGTGTAAAACTAGCCCAACAACGGTTTGTGGTCGAAGAGCTGGAAGGTGAGTTTAGATGTGGAGATGCCAGTAACTCCACATCTTACATAGGGCTACCCCCTATGGACTTGGTATATAGTTATGGAGTGATCCACCACTTTCCAGCTCTGGACCGCATTCTGGATAATGTGTTCAATATTCTGGCGCCAGGTGGCGAGTTCCGTTTCATGGTCTACGCCAAGAACTCCTGGAAGCAGACCATGATCTACAAAGGTCTTGATCAATACGAGGCACAAGCAGGCTGCCCGTATGTTAAAAGTTTTACCAAAGAAGAAATTCCAGCTTTATTAGGTGAAAGATTTCACATTGAAAGGTTGCGCCAGGACCATTGTTTTATGTATAATGTAGAAGCATACAAGGCAGGTAGGTACGAATTAGAACCTTGGTTTGAAACCATGCCTGACAGCATGCGAGAAGCAGTGAGAGAATATTTGGGTTGGCATTTACTAGTTAAAGCGAGAAAAATTTGAAGATCAAAGTCAGTGAAATATTTTATAGTCTGCAAGGCGAAGGTCGTTTTGTAGGTGTTCCTAGTGTGTTTTTGAGAACATTTGGTTGTAACTTTACTTGTGCAGGATTTGGGTGTGCACCCAGCGAACGTTCCAAGGATGCAGATGAAATTGCCGACGTAGTTCATTTGTTTAATAAATTTGAAGAACTTCCATTGGCTGCCACTGGATGTGATAGCTACGCAAGTTGGCATCCTGCATTTAAAGAACTCAGTCCTAATTATTCCGTCGAGCAAATAGTAGATAAAATGTCTGCACTTACTCCCAATGGTCAGTGGATTCAAAAAAATGGCAATGATGTACATTTGGTCATCACAGGCGGCGAACCATTGCTAGGTTGGCAACGTGCCTACGAAGATTTGTTAACCAATCCCAAAATCTCTGACTTAAAAAATCTCACATTTGAAACCAATGGTACTCAGGCACTAAAGCCTAACTTTGAAGAGTTTTTGTGTAATTGGCGAGACAACTGGGATCAAGGTCCCAAACGAGAAATAACATTTAGTGTTAGTGCCAAACTCAGTGCCAGTGGCGAATCATGGGCAGATGCTATCAAGCCAGATATTGTAGATAGCTATCAACGAGTTGGAACAGTGTATTTAAAATTTGTTGTAGAGACAGACGCACATATTGAAGAAGCAATACGTGCTACAGCAGAGTTTAGAGCTGGAGGGTTCAATGGTGTGGTTTATCTAATGCCTCAAGGTGGCATTGTTGAACCATATGATCGGAACAAACAACGAATAGCCGATATTTGTTGTGAGCAGGGCTGGAACTACAGTCCTAGATTACATGTAGATTTATGGGGCAATGGGTGGGGTAAGTGATAGAAACACATAAACGAACTATTGTTCGAACACTTTCTTATAGAATTACTGCAATGGTTATCACTGCTTTGTGGACTGGATTAGGAGAAGCAGTTACTATTCATATTGTGCTGGCCATTGTTCAATATCTAATAGAAAGATTATGGCTTAAAATAAATTGGGGTAAAAATTGAATCAATTAAAAAATCAAATAGTTGCGTGGTTAAAAAACTACGCTGAATCAGCTGGTATGACCAGTTTGGTTGTGGGCATTTCTGGAGGCATTGATTCTTCAGTGGTCAGTACATTATGTGCCATGACTGGACTACACACAGTTGTTGTAAGTATGCCAATTCGACAACGCCCTGAACTTCATGATCTCAGCATGAGGCATGGTGTGTGGCTTACACAAAAATTTGACAATGTTCGACATGAAATTATTAATCTGACTCCTGTGTTTGACGAGTTTGAAAATCGCATGAATACCTATAACAATATTTTAGGCATGGCCAATAGCCGTGCAAGATTACGCATGACAACATTGTATCAAATTGCACAGAGTGTGCAAGGATTGGTTGTGGGCACTGGTAACAAGGTTGAAGATTTTGGTGTGGGATTTTACACCAAGTATGGCGATGGTGGTGTGGATGTTAGCCCCATTGGTGACTTGTACAAAACTGAAGTATGGGCACTGGGCAAAGAGTTAGGTATCATACAAGATATTATAGATGCACCACCCACTGACGGACTTTGGGACGATGGACGTACTGATGAAGATCAACTAGCTGGACTAACCTATGCTGATCTAGAACTGGCCATGCAACAAGATCTTGGCGAAGTCATGGTCAACAGTGACACTGAGCAACACAATTTAGACAGTTATCGTTCAATTCGATCCAAGAGTTTACACAAGATGATGCCTATTCCTGTGTTTAAAAAATCTTGACTGTGGCAAGCAGTGCTATAATTATATACAACTATTAAGGAAAACAAATGGCAAAAATTGGATTTATTGGGATTGGTAAACTAGGACTAGACTGTGCAGAAGTATTTGCAGAAAAACACGAAGTTCGTGGTTATGACATTTACCCAAGAAGCAGTGACAGTGTTCGAGTTTGCGATATTGCAGAACTTGTAAACGAAAGCGAATGGATCTTTATTGCAGTTCCTACACCACACACAGAAGGCTACGATGGGTCAGTTCCTAGTTCGCACATGGAACCTAGAGATTTTGGACACGATGCAGTAATCGATGCCATCAACAAAGTCAATGCAAATGCTACCACACCTAAAAAAGTTGTGTTGATCAGTACTGTACTACCTGGAACTACTCGTCGTAAATTTATCACATTATTAGATCCCCAACATGAATTCTGTTACAATCCTTATTTGATTGCCATGGGTTCGGTTAAGTGGGACATGGCCAATCCAGAAATGGTTATCATCGGCACAGAAGACGGTAGCCTAACGGGCGTAGCTGGCGAATTAATTGACCTGTACAAAACTATCATGCAGAACGATCCGCGCTACGAAGTTGGCACCTGGGACGAATGCGAATCAATCAAAATTTTCTACAACACATTTATTTCAGCCAAAGTCGGCCTGGTCAACATGATCCAAGACTTTGCATTGAAAATTGGCAATATCAATGTTGATGTTGTGACCAATGCACTAGCAAGATCAACCATGCGTATCATGGGACCCAAGTACATGACTGCGGGCATGGGAGATGCAGGTGCATGCCATCCTAGAGACAACATTGCACTTCGGTGGCTGGCACAAGAATACGACATTGGCTATGATTTGTTTGACACAGTGATGCATGCCAGAGAAATTCAGGCCAAGAATCTGGCAAAGTTCTTGGTAGAACAAGCTGACCAAACAGGCTTGCCTATTGTAATTCATGGCAAAGCCTATAAGCCAGATGTTCCTTACTGTATTGGCAGTTATTCGACCTTGGTTGGCCACTACGTCAAAGAAGCTGGTCGTACAGTAACATATGTAGATCCACTGGCTGACGATGCAACAGATGTTGTGGCAGAAGTCAATGCACCAGCAGTGTTTTTATGGGCACATAATCGTAAAATCACCTACGAATACACAGGTGATCAAAAGGACACACAACCTTACTGTAGCATCATGGCTGGATCGGTCATTGTTGACCCATGGCGCAAGATTGCCAATGGTCCCGAAGATGGTATCACAGTGATTCATTACGGGAACACTAGAATTTGATGGGTGCAGGGTATCTTGGTAAAAAGGCCATGTCCATGAAATGGGACAATGATGAAAGTTTTTACCGTCGAGCAATATGGAAAAAACAATTTGCTTGGTGGCCACGTCGTTGCAATCTTACTGGGCGTAGACTTTGGCTGACCCAGACCATGATGGGTGTGGCCATGTGGACTGGTCCCGGCGATCCTGTATTTGAATTTAAATGGCACAATGCCAAAGAACATGTATTTTGGAGACTGAAACATGGGACTGTTTGATAAGTTATTTAAAAAACCCGAGCCGCCAAAGCTACAAGCCAAGCCCAAGCCGGAACCCAAAGCACCGCCACTACCTCCTAAGTCTGCCAAAGAGCTGGCCACTGAACGTGGCGAACCCTGGGTGGATGTTCTTAGCATGGACGTAGATCCAGAAAATCTACATCAAGGTGCATTTGAGCTAGACTGGAATGACAAGTTTGTGGCCAATTTAGTTCGTGCAGGCTACCAAATGAAACCCGATGATAAAGATAGTGACATAGTAGATCGTTGGTTTCAAGCAGTTTGCCGTAATGTAGTTTTAGAAACTTGGGAACAAGAGCAAGCAATGAATCCCAATAGAATTATTCGGACCAAAGACATTGGTGACGGACGATCGGAGGTAAGTTAATGATAAATTCCAAACGAGTAGGATTCACTGCGTCAACATTTGATCTACTGCATGCAGGCCATATTGCCATGTTAAGAGAAGCCAAAGAGCACTGCGAATTTTTAATCTGTGCTCTACAGAATGATCCTACCACTGATCGCCCTAACAAAAATCGTCCTGTTCAAAGCATAGTAGAACGACAACTACAATTAATTGGGTGCAAGTATGTGGACGAAGTCTGGGTGTACAATACTGAAAAAGATCTTGAAGATTTATTGCTGACCTTGCCCATTGATGTACGAATATTGGGAGTGGAATACGAAGGCAAAGAATTTACAGGAAGAGAAATTTGTCATAAGCGCAATATAGAATTATATTTTAATGGTAGAGATCATAGCTTCAGCAGCAGTGAGCTTCGCCAACGAGTAGCCAGTGCCGAAGAATTAAAACGCAGATTGACCAAGGAAGGTTACATGGATACAGTGCCAGATGACACTGGTGGACCCAGTGGCAAATGATATTGTACTGTAACGGCGATAGTCACACTGCTGCAGCAGAAGCAGTAAATCCTCATGCATTTGCCGAAGATGACCAAGGTTTTTTTTATATGGGGCGTGCTCCACATCCAGACAATTTGGCCGTGAGTTGGGGGAAATTACTAAGTCTGTCACTACGTTCAGGATTTCATTGTGGTGCGGAAAGTGCAAGCAGTAACGCAAGAATAATGCGTACCACACGTGAATGGCTAGCTAATCACACAAGTAACAATGACGTGTTGGTCATTATACAATGGTCAACTTGGGAACGTGAAGAGTGGATCATTGACGGTGTTTATTATCAAATTAACGCTTCAGGTATTGACCATGTTCCGGTCAGTCATCAACAACAGTACAAAGAATACATTGCCAATATCAACTGGCAACAAAGAACAGAATCTGCACACAAAGAAATCTGGGAATTTCACAAAGAATTACAGGCACAAAACATTCGGCATGTGTTCTTTAATGGCAACAATGATTTTTCTCGAATTCCGGATTCACAACAAAAAGTGTGGGATATGTGCTACATTGCGCCCTACGATCCCACAATGACATTTGATTATATTATCCGAAAACAAGGAATTGACACAGTTGCACCCAATTCATGGCATTTTGGACAAGAAGGTCATAGCTTTTTCCACCGTTTCATGCTACAATATATTAATATTTATAACTTCATCTAAGGTGTTCTATGCGCTATGTGCTGATTGATACAGCTAACATGTTTTTTCGTGCAAGACACGGTGCTTTTCGTGCCAGCGATCCTTGGGAAAAGCTTGGATTTGCCCTGCATATAACATTGATGGCGGCCAACAAGGTAGCTCGTCGGTTTGAAGCAGATCATGTGGTTTTTGCACTAGAAGGCCGTAGCTGGCGCAAAGATGTTTACAAACCCTACAAGGCTAATCGTGCAGTGGCTAGAGCCGCATTAACGGAAGCCGAAGCCGAAGAAGACAAGATGTTTTGGGAAGGGTATGATGAGCTGACTAAATATTTGAGCACACGAACCAATTGTAGTGTTATTCGTCATCCCCAAGCAGAAGCTGACGATATCATTGCTCGTTGGATTGCGCTACACCCTGCAGACGACCATATTGTGATCTCAAGCGACACAGATTTTGTGCAGCTAGTTAGTGCTACAGTCAAACAATACAACGGTATAACAGACGAATTAATCACACTAGAAGGGATCTTTGATGCCAAAGGTAAGCCTGTCCTTGATAAAAAAACTAAACAAGCAAAAGCCTGTCCAGATCCGGCCTGGTTGCTATTTGAGAAGTGTATGCGTGGAGACAGCTCAGACAATGTATTCAGTGCATATCCTGGAGTTCGTGAGAAAGGCACAAAGAATAAAGTTGGTCTCCGCGAGGCCTTTGGAGACAGAGACCGGCAAGGATACAATTGGAACAATATGATGCTGCAAAGGTGGTTAGACCCAGATGGTGTCGAACATCGGGTGTTAGATGATTACGAACGCAACCGTACTCTAATAGATTTAACTGCACAACCTGAAGAAATTAAACAACAAGTTGATGCAGCTATTTGCGAACAAATATCACACAAGGATGTAGGACAAGTGGGTGTGAGATTTATGCAGTTTTGTGGCAAATACGAATTGAACAAATGCAGTGATGCCGCAGATCAATTTGGTCGTTGGATGAATGAAACTTACAAAGGTGTATTAAATGACAGTGACAGATGATGCACAGTTTCTACAATTGGTCCATAAAAATAAACTTACTGCATCGTTAAAAAGTTATTGTGATACCCTGTTGTTTTACTATTTTGGGCATTTGGCTGCAGTGCACACTCCAGGAGATTTTTTAGAAATAGGCGTAGGTGGTAGTACCTATCCTTTGTGCGAACTCAGTCAAATTCATAATAGATACTTTAATATCATTGACAATGACCAGATACGACTAGAAACGTTTAGTAAAAATCCGTATTATTCATTTGAAAAACACGTACCATTTGTGATCGATAGCCAACAACTACCTATGCAAAATAACATCAATGAGTTAGCTTATTGTCATGTTGATGGAAACAAAAATTACAAAGTCACAATATCTGATCTTAAATTTTGTTTAACTAAATTAGCAGTGAATGGGGTAATTTGTCAGGACGACTACGGAAATAACAAGTGGCCTAGTGTGACCGACGCAGTACAAGATTTGATCAATCTTGGCAGGTTGCAAACACTAGTAGTGGGCGACAGTTCAATCTGGCTCACAAAACCCGAGTACTATCAATTCTGGATTGATCTATTTAATTCTGATTACGAATTTAATTTACTAGGAAAATTTATCAATTTACAGTCTTCGCAAAAACTTGATCGAACACCATTGTATCTGTTCATGCAATCCATTGATCTTGCCAAGAATTGCAATAATCAGTTTCTCTTATCCGAAATGAAATATTTTAAATCACTATCAAAGTACGATAATTCTAATTATTTAAAAATGCCTTATGCTAGACAAAGTCAGGCCGGAGTTAATGTGATCCCAACTAATGTCAGCAAATATTTATTTTAAGGAAATACAATGTTAATAGCAAAACCAGTGGTTGAAAATGAATTTTGGATTGTTCAACAAGATGATCGCAAGATCGGCAATGTTGAAGCTTGCGCCGACGGATTTCAAGTTCGTATCAATAATCAAATTGCACAATATAAAACTATTAGCATGGTCGAAGAACGATTCAAAATACGATTTGAACATGCTTTGCCAACTCAACTCAAACAAGACACAAGTCTAGTTCATGGATATCCCGCACAAGGACGAATACATAATCCTGTATGGGACGTTCGTCATCGATTGCCAATTTATACCAAAACCAACAAAAGCAAATCTTGGTTTGCAGCTGGTTGGTATTCGGTAAAAAAAGGACGAGCTTGGAAAACAATACAAGATCCTAAACTGATTGTGTTGGAACGATATCCCTATCGTGGACCATTTTATACCAAGGACCTAGCAGATGACCAATCCATTTAGAGATCAAGAAAAATTTATGCGAGCTTGCGATCAAAGTGTTGAAGAATTTAACGCTGAACAATACGCAATGTATCTTAAACTAATAGACGAGGAAACCAGTGAGCTACATCAAGCTGTATTGGCCAATGATCAAATAGAACAGTTAGATGCACTGATTGATATCCTAGTGGTTACGATAGGCGCTATTCATAGTGCAGGGTTTGATGCAGAAGGTGCCTGGAAAGAAGTCATGCAGACCAATTTCAATAAAATTGATAAAGACACAGGCAAGGTGCGCAAGCGTGAAGATGGCAAAGTATTAAAACCTACAGGGTGGAAACCTCCAGAACTAGAGCAGTTTGTAAAATGATACACATACAACGATTTGTTGAACGACTACAAGGATTTGATGCAAAGGGCTCGCAAAACTTTATGATGACCATGCGGGATGCTAAAGATCTACATGCTGACATAACTAAATTGTTACTTGCATTGCAAAATACCCAAGCAATTTCACCAAACGAAGTCATTGAAGTACAAATTACTGGCGGCAAATTCTAAAACTGCATATATTTAGAGATAAATAAATGTAGGAGTTTATTGATGAGCAGACCCAAACCCAGTGTTATCATAGAGCAAACAAACCGAACCACTTACAAAAGTGAACAGGTGTTGGCCAGCGAGGGTGTATGGGCGGTGTTCTATGATACCAAGCCAATCAATCTCAAAACTTCCAATCTCTTGGTGCAGTATCCTGGGCCTAAATACAAAAAAGTAAGTTTTTCCAATCCAGGGCATGCAAAAAATCTTGCCAAGAAACTCAATACTCAATTCAAAACAGACAAGTTCACAGTGGTGCTGTTGAAAGAAGGCCTTCAGGTATATCCTTGATGTGCGTGATAAAAAACTACTGACCCAAACGCTAGTAGCCGAACTGCCGGAACATCTTGGCGTAACTGTGGAAGATGCCTATGCCACATGGTGGGCCAATCTACGTTCAGGCGGTGGACTTAGATTGACTGATCGTGGCTACGAAATATTTTGCGAGCATTTGGATCTTGAACATCATCACTACTCACTGGAACCGTTTCGCATCACAATGACTCATGTGTTGGCCTTGGATCGCAAATTGCAGATGCCCTACTACATTGTGGGTAAGAAAAAGATACCAGTGGATCTTGTGATGTTTGGCAGTCGAGAAGCCATGCTGGTGAATCTATACGGAGATCTGGATAAGTTTTTACGCAATTACAATTGACTTGAATTGATTTTTAATATATAATATATTATGAGCAAGATATCCAAAAGTCCTCAACGTAATTCCTTCCAAAAAGAAGGTTATATCAAACGCTGTGAAAAGGAAGGTAAAAAACCCAACGAAGCTTATTTGGATTTATTTAAAACTATGAAACAACAAGATGAAGAAAATCTTGTGGATCCAGAATGGCAAAAAGACAACATGGAGTACGATCTCCGTAGCACCAAATGGATTTGTAACAAAGTCAAAGCGTCAGACATCTATGCACAAAATTTGTATGCGGCCATGTGTAACATGCAGTTCCAACAACAGCAAGTCTGGCCCGTGCTCAAAGATCAACGCTGGTCATGCAGTTGGCGTCATGCAGGTGGTATTGTGGCCGACATGAAAGAAAAGGGCGACTACATTGATTGGTACTGTTCTGGAATTGCTGGTGGTGATGAGCCTGATGTTTACACAGAAGGTTATGATTTAAAAGCAAAAGGGTTTGTACCAGAAGGATATGTAACAGACGAAATCCGTGAAGATTTATTGCGATTAGGATGGGTGGCCATAGAATGGAAAGGCTAACTAAATAACTGGATGTTTGATACTGATTCAATTTTGCCAGTTATATTGGCCGGAATATTTATCATAGCACTAGCGTGGCTTTGGGGTTGGTATACTGCAACCCACGCTAAAGAAGATGCATCCAAAACCGACACCACCGACTAGTTGTTGCGGCCGAGGATGTGAAGAATGCGTTTGGGTGTCTTATAATGAGGCACTTGAACGATGGTATAGTTGTATGAAGCAAAGAGAAAAGTGTTCTGGACGGGGGTGCGAATCCCCCCAGGTCCACCATAAAGAGTATTGAGTTGACATGGGCTGAGATGCCGCAAACAGTATTCTTCATAATGGGCCTGCATAGTTTCGACAGGGCAATGAGTAATGGCGTGGACAACTCGGTAGGCGATGACCGTAAATCAAGCAAAACTCGTAAATGCAAACGCAAATACAACCGTAACTGTGTCAGGCAAGAACATCAAGTTCTCAGCTCGTACAGCCAAGGAATCATTGGCAGTCTAACCACCGCCTAGGGCAGGAAATGCCTAGTAACAGAAACCACCAAAAAGGCTACCAAGGTAGCCTTTTTCCTTGTGTATTAGTGTAATCACTGCTATAATACACTAAATATATTTTTAATAAGGAAATCTAGAAATGGCAACAACAGTAACGATTGGACAAACTCCAATCAATGCAACATATACAGCAGTCACTGGCACAACCGGTGGAGCAGGAACAGGCGCAAAATTCGACGTAACCAAGACCAATGGTGTTTATACCACAGTGCTTGAAACTGCCAATCCTGGCACAGGATATGCACTTGGTGATACTATTACCGTAGCTGGCACCGCACTAGGCGGAGCAGCTCCTGCCAACAACGATGTTATCATTGTTACCGGCATTGGCACAGGCGGCAAAATTTCTACATTTGCCACCGCAGGTGTGGGTGCCATCGGCAACGGCACTATCAACACTGTGATTAACGTCACGCCAGATGTCACTGCTGCAGTCAACACATACACCATTGGCGATAAAAGCAGTAATTTTACAGTTGTAAATGATACAACCAACAATGTTATTAGAGAAACCAGTGCGCTGAATACCACCGTGAGTTTTAATCTAAACAATTATCAACGTGTGATTTACACAGACAAAGCCACTGCATTTGATATTTCAGGCAAAGCCGGTGATGTGTATTCATTGTTAAAAGCCGGATTTGGTGGAACAGTAAATACCACATACGAAGGTATTGGTATCAAGTTGGAAGATGCCGGCACAACTAGTGCACAGATTGCTCAAGCAATTGTAACCAGTGCACCATTCCTTGCGGCTAATCCAGATATTCCTACTTTTGTTAACAACCTATACACCAATGTAATGGGTGCGGCTCCAACGCCAACACAGGCATCACCGTATATTACTTCGTTGGTAACAGGTGGAACCACAATGGGTGCATTGTTAAATGCCGCAGCACATCTAGCAACATTCCAAACCACAATTGGTATTATTGGTGTTGCTCCAGCAACAACTGGTGTATTGGCTGGTAACGGAATTGACTATATCCCACAGTAAATAATTACTGTTCCCTGAGATCTACATAAATATAACGTTGATCTCAGGATCACTATTAAAGGAAATACAATGAAGAAAATCGTAATTGCCACTATGGCATTAATGACAAGTTTGGCTTTTGCTGGTTCTATCACTCTAGAAGGGCAAGACCAACTGGGCGATAAAGGTGCTAAAAATTCAGTCAACGAATCGATCTCAGTCAAAGAGTCAATCAACAAAACGTTTGCCGTTGATGTTGCAGCAGTTAACTATCAACAAGCTGGTACATATGCATTGAGCACTCGTTTAGAAACAGGTGTAACTGGTGCAACCGCAGTTGGTCCAGTTGGCGTTTACACTCGTGTTGCACTTGGCGAAAAATACACCAACGGTGCCAATTTTGCTTATTGGAGCATCGAGCCTGGTATCTCATACACGCTAGACAAATTCACTGCCAAAGTTGGATATCGCTATCGCACAGCTACTGCCAACGCCAATGTGTATAACGACACAACAGATACCAGCAGATTTGGTCTAAGCTATGCTATTACCAAGAAAGATGCAGTTGGTATTCGATTTGATCGTGTAATTGGTGACAGTACAAATCACAGTTACAATTTGAACTACACACGTTCATTCTAATCTATTCTAAGATTAGCTCAAAAGGCCCTTTGGGGCCTTTTCTTTTAGATTCTTTACATTTGAGTCACATTATTGTAATGGTTACCACTATAAATAAGGATGAGTGATTGGCACTCAAAATAATTCCAATAACAGGAGCTCGTATGTCAGATATAGACAACCCAATAATTGAAGATGATGAAACTGTATTGCCACCAACCGACGATGTAGATGTTGATACAGAAGAAAACGACGATGATGTCAAAACTGAATTTGATGATTCAGATGAAGATGATTCAGATGAAGATGATTCAGATGATGATGGCGATGATTCAGATGAAGATGACTCAGAAGATGATAGCGATGATTCAGATGAAGATGAATCAGAAGATGATAGCGATGAAGATGACTCAGAAGAAGAGTAATTAGCTCGAAAACCGGCCACAACGATTGAGTGGATGTTGGAACTCGTAACCAACACTAAAGAGCCCATCAGGCTCTTTTTTTACGATTTAAAAATCTATCTATAAGTATTGGCTTATGTGTGGTATATTATTGGTAAAAAGTCAACATGAAATTCTTTTAGACAAACATCTGGCCGCTTTTAGAATTTTACAATCTCGCGGACCTGATTTTAATCGATGTCAATACAAAAATAACATATTCATTGGGCAAACAGTTTTGCACATAACAGGCACAGACGAATACTATCACAGCTCCACCAATAACTTTTTGGCCTACAATGGAGAGATATACAACTATCAAGATCTAGGTGTATACAAAAACGACATAGAATTTGTACACCACTGTGTAGAAGATAACATAAAGCAATTAAATGCAGGCTGGGGGCCCTGGGCCTGGGCATGGACAGATACAAAAACTGTAGTGTACGCAAGTGATCCACAAGGCGAACGATGTTTGTATCACTATCAAGATTCAGAAATATTAATTGTTTGCAGCGAAGTTGCTCCAATACTTGAATATATTGATAACGTAAAAATTGATCTTCCGTATAAAAACAAACTTTGGACCATGCTGGACCAAACTCCTTGGAAGGGTATAACAAGAGTTCAGCCAGGACAACTATACCAAGATGGCAAAGTTGTACAAAAAATTGATAGCATTTTTAATTGGGTGCAACCTAAAAGCTACAACAACATAGACGAAGCATACGAAGA